GTTCAAAATTGCAGCAGCTTTAACTTGCTTGGTGTAAGCCATAGCTCGTGCCAATGCTTTGGTATAACGTGCAGACAGTGAATCATACAGGTTGTCTTCAATAGCCTCTTCGGTTATTGAGAATCCCATAGAAATTGTCTCGTGGTTATACCTAGCAGTGAACGCTTCTTGAGCGTTGTCATACGCAATGGCCGCACCTTCATTTTTAACAGGTGCTGCACCAAAGCCAGACAGCTTGGTTTCTTCTTCAAAAGAACGCTCTGAGGTTTCAGTTTCATAGATCTCAGCGTGCTCTTCACCGTATTTCTCATACTCCAACCCGAAAAGGGCATTTAGACCCGGTAGGAGTTCTTTGAGTAGTTGCGCTCTTGAAATAGCCATGTCTCAATACTCCTTATATACCAGTCTTATTGGTGTATGAGTGCGAGTCAGGATTGAACTTGACGATCAAATCTGTGAACGCATCACCAACGGTGGACTCTGGCCCGTCAACAAAATCTACGATTCTGAAAGCAAAACCAGAGGTTACAGCAGTTGTAGCAGTTACCGCACTAGTGGAATTACCAGTGGTGGTGCTTCCTGTGTTGGTAGACTGTACCGCAGCCAAGTGAGTATTCTGGCCCAGATCAGCCTGAGTTACAGCGCCATCGGCCTGTACTTGGAACAAGCAATCTGGATCATCCACAATATAAGCCATAGCATCAGACGCTACAGTGCTGGCAGGCCAACTCTGACGGAAAGTTTTCTGGCTAGTATTGGGATCAGTATAAGAACAACCGACGAAGACGCCGACAGTGCCAGCGGGGAAAGTCGTAGAGTTGTCTCCATTTGTAGTCACGATTTCGATAGTGCCACCAGCAACAATAGCTACAACAGAACCATTGAATATGTTGGTGCCATAACCGGAAGCGATCTTAATCTGACGGGTGGAACCAGCGAAAGGCTGTCCTCCTATCAGATTCAACGGTCTTAGACCGTAAGGGGCAGCAGAAGTTGCCATGATAGACTCCTAGTTAACCTTTACCAAAAGAGACCGTCGATTTCCTATCATTAAACATAGGCATACGAGGATCACTTTCTCGCATTAAGTTTTGATCTACAGACTGCATTTGAGAATCAGTTTGGTGTTTATAATACTCGTTGCGTTCTGCGACCATTTCTTCAGGAGCTTTGCAAAGCATCAAACCACCTATAATGACGTTATCTTTAAATCTATCGTCAGTTATAGCATCGGTAAATATCCCCGGATGATCTTCGGCTCTAACAGGCTCCCAACCTTCACGCAGTTTTGAGGAAACATTAGTAGCGTCTGAAACACCTCGTGTAGCAATACGAATCCAACGATGAACATATCCGTCTTCCGGCGTGGGATTAGGCAATACTTCTGGCCTTTTCCATGCTTTCTTACGAGTATGCTTTTCTCTGGTTTCTTGCTCTCTTGGCATACGTAACTTTTTATCAGACATTTTGATTCCTCACTAATTTAGCAACTTGTTTGGCATATTCTTCGAGTGGAACTCCAAGCCTTTTTGCGACAGCAATTTCTGATTGCTTTAGCCTAATCTTGTTAGGCGATGTGCTCCGCGTAGCGGGTGCAACCACATTACTGGGTTTGGCTTTGGAACTTTCGTCTATCTCGTCACTGAACTTTTTAGGAAATATTTCTCGCATTAGAGCATCTATACGCGAATAATACTCCTCACTTCCAGCAACTACACCTTCGTTGCCTAGCATAGTGTGTATCCCCCATGCCGTTCCCGACATAACAGGATCACCCTCTGGCCCGTTTCCGAACCAAGTATTCTTGTCAGCCCATGCCTCTGCTACCTCATCGCGCGGCAATTCGGCGGCTGGTTTGGCTGCAAGTTCTTGTGATTGAACATTATTTTCTTGAGGTTGTAAAGCCTCTTTACTTTGTTCAATCTCTTTTGGTTTCAGACCACTGACTTTATCAGCCCTGATCTGAGCCGTGTTTAACGCTTGTTGAGCTTCAACAATAGCGTCTGTTTCTCCAGAGTCATACGCTTTCTTATACTGCTGAGTGGCAAAAGCAAGTTCAGATTGAACCTGCCTTTTAGCAGACTCTATGAGTGCGTTGTGACTTTGATCCGTTTGGTTTTTAAGCTGTTGATTTTCTTCAACTAACCGTTTGGCATACTGCTCCATAGCCTCACGTTCGCGCCAAGCCTCTTCCTTTGCCCTACGCTCGTCGTGATAACTCTTACTAAAGTTCTGTATTCTCTTCCTGACGCTCTTCTTTTCGTAACTTTTAAGTTCATCGTCAGTTAAGTCTTCAGGAGTCTCTACAGGTTCTCTGTCCCTGTCTTCGACTGGAACATCATTTTCAACCTCTATTTCAACATCGCCAGCTTTTATAGTTTCTTCAACTTCTTGTTTTTTAGAAGGTTTTTCTATGGTCTCACGACCTACAGCTTCTTCTATTTCAAGAGGTGGTGTTTCTGGCTCTTGCTTAGGTATTTCTACTTCTTGCAGAGTTTCATCCGCATCAGGGTTAGGAAACTCATACTCTACTTGTTGCATTCCCATGTTTTAGTCCTCACGCGCGAGTTAGTTTGCTTACGTCTTTAATCACGGCTTCAATAGAGTCATCATTCATCAAACGATACTCTTCTTTGCCAACCTTAAATCTCGTGCCTGTATTTGCACGAAACATGACGTAATCACCCTCTTTACACCAAGGGCCGTCAGGAAATCGCTCCGCATCCTTATAGGCTTGTTCACCCATGTCGGTTACAACTCCTACCATAGACAAGATGTACTCTTCTCTGATTGTGGAAGCTGCCTTAGCTATTCCTCCTTCAAACTTATCCTCTACAGAAGGTAAACGTACAAGCACTCTGTAGCCCACAGGAATGGGAATATGCTTATCTAGTATTACTTCTGCGACCTTCTTTGCCTCTATCTGTTTGCGCCGCTTTGCTTCAAGCGGGGTTAGTTGGGCTTGTTCAGTCATCTACATCATCCATATAGTTACGCGCAAGGTCTTGAATTTCACGGCGTGCAGCGGCTAGACCTCGGATTACCCCACACGATTCCATATAGTCGGGGTAGTCCTTAGCTCCCCCACCAGAAAGGAATGCTTCTTGCTGTTTCTGTATTTCTACAAGTTTATTGTCCAACACATCAAATACGGTTTGAGCCATACTTAGTTCCTGTTCTTAGCAAGGTCTAGTATGGCTTTAGCCTCATCTAAATCTTGCCTTGCGTTAGCTTGATCCGTTTGAGCAGCGATACGTGCTGCTTCTGTGGCGGCAGTATTATCCGCCTTTTCTTTGTCAAGCTGCAAACGCGCAGCATCTAAGGCAGTGTCTGCCTGATCTTTCTGTGCTTTCCGCTGTTGTTCAGCCGCTTTAAGCTGCAATTCTGCCTGTTTTTGCTGGAATATAGGGTCTTGCATTTGAGCTTGAGCTTGCTGCTGTGCGGCAACTGCTTGTTTTTGCTTAGAAACTTCTATTGCGGCTTGGCTCATCAGCCTAGACAGACTTGCTTCAATGCGTTCTGGCATCTCTTCGCCCATTTCTGGAAGAGGCGCACCGAGTCTTTCTTCGATCTGCTTCCTGTACAAGAAGGCCATATGCTCACCAATATGTGCCTTAATAGCAGCGACTATCTGCTGTGCAGCAGGATTCTGGCCTATAAACGCCATAATCTGCGGATCTTGCAGGAAAGCCTCATGCACAGCTATATGTGCTTCATGGTCTTGGTATATGAAGGCTTTCACAGGTTTACCCACCAAGAAGGCCATATTTTCGCTTACAGGGTCAGCAGGTTTAATATCATCTTTAGTAGGTACAAGTTTATCTGCGTTCTTAATACCCAAAACCTCAATCATCTGGCGATGTAACTGAGGCAGGTCGTATATCTGCGGTGCGCTTTGCGCCAGTTGTATGACAGCTTGGTACTGCACGACCCTTTGCGCCATCGTGCTACTGTTGGGATCACTGACCGGAATAACTTCTGTAGTTGCATAATCAGCCTGCCGCGCACGGGGTTCGGCACGATCTGGCATATACATGTATTCTTCAGGAGCATACTCAGCAATAATCGCTCTGAGCAGCTTGAACTCTTGCTTCATGGCGTAGTGGACACGGGCCTGAACTGCCGCCATAGGCTTCAAAGTACGCTCTAAAAGCGCAAGAGTCGTACCAACGGGGGCATTTGCGCTCATATCAGAGATGTTCATATCACTGATCGCCCCCAAACGCCGCCCTTCTTCGGTGATCTGCTTCAATAATGCAAGAAGTGTCTGACTAGGCTCAGTGTAGGGGAGCGTCATTATATTGTCGCGGATAGACCCAGACGGCACATCTACGTCACGAAACTCACCGGGGCCAATGGGAGTATCATCGCCTTTAACCCGCAGACCACGGGATTTGAGTCCTCCCGGCAGGTTAGCTAGCGTGCCTGCGTCAACTAATTGGCGAATGATGGATGTACCTGCTTTAGCATATCCACCAATAATATGAATCAGGCCAAGGCCATAGAAGCCAAAACCGGGCACATAAGCGTAGTGAACAAAATGTTGACGCTTGAGCATCAGAGGATCGTCAGGGTTCCAGTTACGACGAACAGCCAAAACTTTGCCAGAGCCTTGCTCAATAGTGACTACATAGGGTTTTGCTATCTGTAAATCCCCGTCTTCCTGATCTACATCGTCAATAATAAGGTCTGCGTGGACTTCTAAGACCGTGTAACGGTCATCAGCATTGAGGGTGTACCCCCCTTCCTCTGCTTTTTTCTCTTCTATATCAGTGTGATAGGAGACAGGTTCGCCTAACTCCTCTTCTTTATAAAAGCCAGCCGCCTGTAGTTTGACTAACTCGTTCTTAGTTTTACGCATTACATGAGTAACACGCTCCGCTGACTCTATGTTAGATGCGCCGTAAGGGACGATGACATCCTCGGCGGGGATATACATAGCCACCTGCCTGCCGAGATTGGGGTCATAGTAGACCTTTTTAAAAGCTGACCCTGCAAGACCAAGAGAATAGAGTAACCGTTCATGTTCGGGACGATACTCAACCATGACATCCGTGAGTTCATAGTTCATATCTGTCCGAACTCGAAGGGCAGCATCTTCTTTCTCTTTGGTTACTTCTCCTAGTATCTTGGTCTTGACAGGGCCAGCAGCGGGGAAAGTTTCACTCATTGCCTCCGCTTGGAAACGGATGGCTGCTTCAGCTAATACGTTAGAATATACACCGCAAGCATCTTCCCACGGCTCAACGCGCTCTTCATATTTAAATCCAAGGACATCCAGACCTTTGACAAACGAGTCTGCCCATTCCTTACGGCTAGCTGTGTCAGATTCCACATGACCTGTAAGCTCTGACGATATTTCTGTAAGAGCGCCTTCATCCAGATATTCCGCAAGGTTCGCATCGAACGGCGCACCCGCAGTCTCTTCAAGTCCTTGTTCGGGGACTAGAGTAATCTCAACGCTACCATCGTCCAGTGTCACCATATCAGGGTTGACAATATCCAGTTCTAATTCTGCCATCAGTAGTACCCGCCTTTACGTTGCTTGAAGTATTGCACTTCGTCTTCTTCATCCGA